AATCTGTAGTCAATGAAATTAATGAACATTTCAAATTACCAATTTATTACAATGATAAAAAGATGAAAATAAAACAACATATTATTACTGATTTAGAGTTAGTTAAAACTGTTGATGCGTCAGGTTGTAAACCAATATATAATTATTTTTTTAATAATGATAACGATATTTCTGAAAAACTTATTGGACAAGTTTCCGAATATTACACCACAGATATTGATTTTATTAATCAAAACCAAGACCTTTTAAAGGGGTATAAACGTCTTGACAAAAAATACACTACTTATTCACCAAACTACAAAAATATCGTGGAATTATGGAATGAAATCAAGTGTGAAACCGATTTCAAGGGAAAATATTTTTACATAGATTGGTCCACCTTAGAATTTCTTAATAAATCAGAATATTTCTTACAATTTATGAGTTTATATAATTTAGCGTCACCAATTTTGTCGCTTCTTACTCCAATTTTTATATTAATTGTACCCTTTTTTATTATTAAAATGAAAGGTCTCGAGTTATCTGTTAGTGAATATATTGAAGTTTTAAAGGTTTTGGCAGAATCACATGCAATTGGAAAACTATTTACACAGTTTAATGATGTCACAATCAATGAAAAAATATATTTATTACTTTCTGCCGCATTTTACATATTTTCTATTTATCAAAATATACACGTTTGCATTAAATTTCACGCGAATATGATTAAAATTCATAATCATTTTAATGAAATAAATAAATATCTCGATTATACAATTAAATCAATGGATAATTATTTAGTTTATGCTTCAGAATATCCAACCCAAAACGAATTCTGTAAGGCGTTAAGAGAGAAAAAACAAAAATTAGAAGAATTGATGAAAAAAATATCTACTATAACTGAATATAAATTAACTAGTTTCAAAAAGGTACAAGAAATTGGTTTTGTATTAAAATACTTTTATGAATTATATGACGAAACTGTTTACAATGAAACCATTGCGTATTCTTTAGGGTTTAATGGATATATTGATTGTCTTGAAGGGTTACAAAATAACATCGAAGAGAGAAAAATTAATTATTCGTCGTTTGTCAAGAGCAAAGGTAAATCACAGTTTAAAAATAGTTATTACGGTCCTCTAAAAGATGAAAATCCTATTAAAAATACCGTCAAATTCAAGAAAAATATTATTCTTACTGGTCCAAATGCATCCGGTAAAACAACCATATTAAAATCTACATTGATTAACATCATTTTAACACAGCAATTTGGATGTGGATTTTACGATTCAGCACAATTAAACCCTTTCAAATATATCCATTGCTATTTAAATATTCCCGACACATCTGGACGCGATAGTTTATTCCAAGCTGAAGCGCGGCGATGTAAAGATATTTTGGATATAGTAAAAACAAACGAAGATGAAACACATTTTTGCGGGTTTGATGAATTGTATTCTGGTACTAATCCTGACGAAGCCGTGACAAGTTCTACCGCCTTTTTGAATTACCTAATTAAGAATAAAAATGTATCTTGTATTTTAACAACACATTTTATTAAAGTTTGTAAAAAATTGGGAAAAAACAAGAGCATTTTGAATTGTCATATGGATACAGAAAAAAAAGAAAATAAGTTGGTCTATAAATATAAATTAGTTGACGGAATTTCGGAAGTTAAAGGTGGTGTCGCGGTATTAACAGCGATGGATTATCCAAAAGAAATAATTTATAATACAAATATATAAAAAATCAAAAAACATAGAAAATAGATATAAACTAATTCGTTAATTTAATTAATTAATTTATATATCCTCTTTGTAATAATATGGCTTTAACAGATTTATTTAACCCAACCTTTTTAATGTTTTTAGGAATATTATTGCTCATAGTAGCGCTTCTTGTTATATATTTTGAAACAAAATTTAGGGATCAAAACCACAAAATTTCATCAATGTTAAGTCTTGTTTCTTCTTTAGCAGAAGAAGTAAATGGTACTAAAATGATTATTCATCAGTTAGCAATGAATCCTCAAATGCAACAACAGGCGCAATTTTTTCAAAATAAAGAATCTACTTTAGAGAGAACAAATTTGCAAAACAAAAATGATTTAATTGATGTTTCTGATGATGATAGCGAGTCTGATGATGAGAGCAAATCATATGTTGATTCTGATGACGAAGATTCTGTTTCGGATGACGCTGCAAGCGAGGTGAGTGATTCTGAATCTGATTCCGATGAAAAACCAAATGCCGATATTAAAGTTTTTAGATTGAACATTAGTGAAGATTTAAATCAAATAGATGAAGACTCAAAATCCCTTGCAGAAAGTTTAGATGAAATAGACGAAGCAAGTTTAGAAGATTTAGACGAAATAGAAGATTTAGATGATAGTAGTAGTGAATCTATTCAGGAAACCGATGTCAAAAAAATAGATAATTTTATGGACCTAAAATCAATCAATATTACTTTAGAAGAAACCAAAACAGAGCAATCTGTTGATTATAAAAAAATGGCACTACCCAAATTAAGAAGTGTAGTTGCTGAAAAAGGTCTTTCATCTGATTCTTCAAAATTGAAGAAAAACGAATTACTTAAATTGCTTGGAATTGAATAAGAATTTTATCTTGTAAATATATAAAATGGCTTGGGCTACGTGTTACAGCGGATCTAATAATATTCATTTTAATTTTCCTCCGATAATGGCAGATGGTCGGAACTTTGCACAATGGCAGGCAGACGCTGCTGTCAACAATAGAATACAACAAAAAGAAGGCATAACAAATAACTGGAACTATCGCCAATATTTACAGCAAAATGGTCTCCAAATTATGAACTATAATACTACAGAGGCGTGCTACGAATTGGGACTTGACCCTCACGTCCAAACCGGAAAAACGCCTTCCGACAATGTGCCATACACATTTAGGTCTACATTTGACACGAGCAGACCTGGTTTCGGATACTGTAATAGTGATTTGAAAAACCCTTACTTGTCACGTGAACAATTGAACTCACGTTTGGTTGCTCCATCAATTGTACCTCCTACCAATATGAATAACAAATAAACCTTTAGTTGAAAAACAATTTAATAACAATTAAGTATTTTAATACAATATTATGAAAATACTTAGTATAGATGTTGGCATCAAGAATTTAGCGTTTTGTCTTTTTGAAAAAGTTGAGTTAGAAGATTTCACCATAACAAAATGGGATACAGTTAATATTTCAGAACAAGAAACCCATAATTGTATTGCCATTGATAAAAATGGTCTATGTAATAAACCATCGAAATTTACAAAGGGTGAGAATCAATGCTTTTGTTTAAAACACGCTAAAAAATCGAATTATAAGGTTCCAACACCAGATCTTAAAACATCTTTTATTAATAAACAAAAAATTCAAAAACTATATGAAATTGCCGACAAATACAATATTGTATATGATAAAAAAACTAAAAAGGCGGACATTATTGCTCTGATTAATGATTACAGTTTAAAAAATTACTTACAAGAAGTTCAAACCAAAAAGGCGACAGATGTAGATTTATACAATATTGGCAAAAATATTAAAACTCATTTTGACAAACTGTTTTCTCAAGAGGGTTGCATTGATTACGTGATTATTGAAAATCAAATTGGACCTCTGGCTATTAGAATGAAAACAATTCAAGGAATGCTAGTTCAATACTTTGTAATGTGCCCTGTAGAAGTCAAACATGTGGAGTTTATTTCGGCGTCGAACAAATTAAAAGATTGCGACATCAAAGACAAAAGCAAGTATAGTGACAGGAAAAAATTAGGAATTGCGAAATGTTTAGAAACAATTTCAGCAAATAGTAATTTTAGCAACAATCTTGATTATTTTAACGCACACAAGAAAAAAGACGATTTGGCAGATTCTTTTTTACAAGGGTTATGGTTTCTTTCAACTTTTTCAACGAAGTAAAAGAAAAGTTGATAAAAAGTTTAAGCAAAATTAAAGCAAAATTAAAGCAAAATAAAATAATTAAAACAATTAATTTTTTATTTTTATTATTAAAAAATATATTTAATACGCGTATGACTTAAAATTATATGTTCTATTTAATGAATAATAATGGCAGAAATGATAGAATTATCAGAACTGGAATTTAATGACAGTGGAAATAATGATTGGGATAATAAAAAATCAACTAATTTTGGTGGCGGTCTTGAATTTTTAATGAATGATAAAATGAAAGAAAGTTCAAAAATATCAAGCGATATTGATTTAGACGATTTAAATAATTTAGAAAATGAATTGAACAATTTAGTCGACGATGTACCAAACACAAATAGCAGTTATAAACCGGCGTCCGATATGTTTTCATCGCCTAGTTCTTTATTTGAAGATAATAAACCATCTGTTCGATTTAGTGACGGAGGTTCTTCAAATATTGGAAGAGCAACATCTGATTTAGGCGATGACTCATCAAAAACGTGGGACGGTTATGGTAAATTTAACAATGTGCCAATTAATCCTGATAAGGGTCTACCTTCTCAACCACAATTAACTAAAGAAGAAATGTTAAGAGAGAAATTCAAGTTCTTACGCAAGTTAGAGGCGCTCGAGAAAAAAGGTGTCGAATTATCTAAAAAATACACTATGGAATCATCGTTACAAGAAATGATGGGCGAATATGAAACCATTATGGAGGAGAAAACAAAGCAAAACTCGGTTAAATTCCAAGGCAATATGCTTATGGCAGTTATCAATGGAATTGAATTTTTAAACGGACGTTTTGATCCTTTTGATATTAAATTGGATGGATGGTCTGAACAAGTGAATGAAAACATTAATGATTATGATGATATTTTTGGTGAGTTATACGAGAAATACAAAAGCAAAGCATCAATGTCACCTGAAATTAAACTTCTATTTCAACTTGGTGGTAGTGCAATGATGGTTCATATGACAAATACCATGTTCAAATCTGCTATGCCAGGCATGGACGATATTTTGAGACAAAACCCCGATTTAATGCGTTCATTCCAAAATGCGGCAGTGAACTCGATGGCCAATACGAGTCCTGGGTTTTCCGGATTTATGACTAATATGATGAACCCAGAAGTACCTAGTGGTATGGGACCTCCTCCTCCATTGGCGACACAAGGACCAAACGCTATGCCACCTCCTCAAGGCAGACCAGGTAATAACAATTACGCAAATCGCCCTGATTTGAACATGAGTCGCAGTAATTTTACTGACGAGGGAATCAGTTTGAGAGAAAATTATGGTAACACAGATGATAGAACTAGAAGACAACAAAGTACAAGTCGCCCTGAAATGAAGGGACCTAGTGATATTACTGATATTCTCTCTGGACTTAAAACAAAAACAATTAATATTCAAGAACCTTCGTCTGTAAATAATGATAGCAGCACGATTAGCATTAGTGATTTGAAAGAATTACAAGGTGATGGAAATATGCCCAAGAAAAGTCGCAGAAGACAAAAGTCATCTAGTAACACAGTTTCACTAGATATCTAATTCTACTTTTTATAAAAGGTTGAACCAAAAAGAGCGAAGCAAATTAAAACAAAATCAATTCATATTACATTTAGTAATTTATAATATGAATTTTATTTTCTAGACTTTTTAGATCTATTATTTGATCTTCTTGATCTCCTAGATTTTCTTCCACCAGAATGGGATTTCTTTTCATGTT